CCACAAAGCCATCGTTACCAGCACCCACCCAAGCAACCAGCGTCCCATCGGACACCTCAGCAGCCGAAAAGTCCTTCTCAGCGTTATCACTACCCCGTCTTACACGGACGACCTTTGACACGCCGCTGGCAAGCTTGCGAAGGCTGTAAGCAGCCGAGGAACCAGCATAAGTATCCAGTATGCCTTTAAACCTAGGAAACTTAGTGTTTAAAGAACCCTTTAGGCTAAGGAACATATTAGTACTTGTGGCAGATTACTAGACCGCTGGTGACCGCTACGGCACTGAACTGGCCGTAAAGGACTGTACCAGCTGCGATTTCTACTCCTGTAAGTACAGCAGAGGACTGGTCAACATTGTCAGCGGTAAGGGTACCAAAGTTAGCGTCAGTGATAACCTGGATAGCTCCGTAGCGTTTGCCTGTAACGGAGTCACCTGCGTCAAGTACTTCGGATCCAACTGAGGAAAATTCTAGGGTATTGTTTCTGGATGAACTCATAGTGATATTATAGCATACTTGCTATCTGGATTGACGGTTTACGTAAGTTGAAAACTTCTTGTTGATTGTATTGTTATTTGACCGAAGGTCAATTTTCTCAAGCTCTAGTGCTAGGTAGGTCCCAGCTATCTGCTCTTCTTGCATAGACTTGTTGTGCTGACCATCCATACGGAGGAAGTCTGCATAGGCAGCGTGCCCTAAAAAGAAAAAGAATTCCTGGGGAATATCTGTAGAGTCCTCCGTAAATACAGGAAGCTCTTTCTGGTAGTTTACGAATACCTTACCTGAGTCGTTGGCGATTAGGTTAAGTACGTGAGCACCATTGGAGTCTACATAGAACTCGTACTCAAGGGCTGATTGGCGATTAAAGGGCTGCGTACGATAGATGCGCTGGAAGTCCGATATGTTATCTAAACCAGCCTCTGCGTAAGGTACAAGGCCATCAGAGCTTACGGTGCGCTCTTCTCCTATGACCGCATAACGTGGCCAGCTAGGGCTGGCACGATAAGCTTCAAAGGCACGGCGATTAACAAACTGAAGAATATTGTTCTTTTCTTCGGTGGTAAAGTTACCTACACCCGAGAGTGCAACTATTAAATTATATAGGTCAGTGTAGGATTTAATCTGCATTAGAGCTTATTGGGTGTAAGGTCTGAAAAATTCTTTTGAAAATAAGTAAGGAACTCCTTGGAGTGCACTGTCTCTTGTCCGTACTTCTCTATAAGTCGGAAGTACTCACGGTGCGGGATAGTTGCTACACAACGCCCTAGTACTGGGTGCACCTTTCCTCGTTGTTCTGTAGCTTCTTTACGGGCCTGGTTTACACGATTGACTTCCGTCCGTTTCTCAAGTGCAAATCCGTTTTTGATTTCATCCATAAAGGCCTTGTTGACCTCTTCGTCAGAATAAGTAGGAGCTTTTGTGATTATTTCCATTGTTTAAAATTAAAGGTAAAAAGGGAGCCAGACAATATAAATCTGGCTCCCCGAAATTTCAGCAAGGATTACTGAGTGATCTTACCGTGAGCCTGCGGGTGGTATACGCCGAGGGTCAATGTGCAATCGCAGAATCCACGCTCGCCTCCACCTTCGTTAGGCAGACGAGTTGAACCCATAGGGATCAGTTCGTGCACGCCGTAGTACTCAGGGTTGATGAGGTAACCATCGTTGTAGTCAGTACCGCCAGCAATAGTTGCAGGAGCAGTGTCTGGGTTCATGTTGACGATGGATACGATGCCGTGGTCACTTTGGTAAAGCTCGACAGAGAGTTTAATCTCAGCCTTGTTACCGTCGTAGTTGACGCTACGGATGTTTTCAGTAGCTCCAGCAGATACACGAGCGAAGTCAGCAATAGTGCGACGAAGGCCAGTGTCAGCAACAAGCATAAGGTTATTCGAGCTGCCAGTCTTGCGGTAGATCGAAGAGATCATGTCGTTAAGAGCTTCTTCACCGAAGGCACCTTGTGTGCTGATGTCATAGATCGAAGCAGCAGGAGTGCGGAAGTTAGCAGGAACGTCAGCGGGACCAGCAGAGTCGATCCAGTCACCAAGACCACGAAGGCCGTAAGGTGTACCAGCACCGTCTTCTACGCTGCGGTCTTGTGTACCGATCAGTGTAGCTTCGATGTCACGCTTGAGTTCACGGATAGCTTTTGCTTCAGCTTGTGCAACCTTAGCTGGGCCTACGCTGTCAACAGCTTCTTGAAGGTCAGAAACCTTGAAGTTGCGGCGGAACTTTTGTACGTAGTTACCAAGGCGAGCACGGCCAGCGAACTGGTCAGTGAAAGAAGATACGTCTGCACCTTCGTCTACACCTGCAGTGCTAGGAGCAGCAAGTACGTCTACAGTCCACTCAGTGAATGTAGCACTTGACTTCTGTTTAGAAGCAGATGAAAGGACAGGAGTTTCTTCGGGAGCCAAGATGGTAAGTACATCTGTGAGGTCTTCACGATTAGAAACAGCGGAACCAGGATTAGTGGTGTCGAATGTATTTGAGAATGCCATAATATTTTATAATTTAATTAGATTATCTATTTTGTAGTTGAAGGGTTCTGAGAGTAATGAAGTCACTCTTGTTTCCTGATTGCTTAAACTGAGTACTCAAGTTCTTGATTGATTTACTTGCACGACTTGCAGGCTTTTCTGAGCTTGCTGCACTAGGGGTAGAAGTATTGGAAGCGTTAAGTCGTACTTTAGGCTTTGCGCTTTTTACTTCTTTTCGCCCGTAGATACTGTTAGCTGCGTGCGCTAGTAGATATGGCATCTGAGCCTTAACGTCAGCGGGAAGGCTAGTCATTAATGTTTCGACCCTGGGGTCGCTCATAATGGCCTGGTATTCACGCCGTGTATCGTTGTCTTCACCTGTCATCCAAGATAACTCAGCTTCAGCCTGAGCACTGAGGTGCTCCTGCATTTGTTTGCTTTGTTCAATCTTTTGGATTTCCTCCAGGCGAGCAGGAAGGAATTTGTCACGGGCTTTACGTGCCTGCAATAAAGCATTGCGGACATCGGCCTTAGTCATCTCCTTGCCTTCGACTTCTGTGACTACATCATCAGCTTCATATCCATCTGCATTGAACATAATGTCCTCTGCCCATTCAATAACGTTACTAGCATCCGTTGCCTTAGCTTGTAGATCCTCAAGGGTGTCTACGCTGTCGAACGGATTGTTCTTAACTTCTTGTTTGGGTTGCAGTGGATTGCTTTGCTCGGCAGAAAGTTTAGCTTCAATTTGTTGTAGCTTTTCTTCTGCTGCCTTACGTTTAGCTGTGAGTTCTCCAAAGCGGGCTACTGCACGGCTGCCTAGCTTGTCAGCTAGTTCCCGCAGTTCCTCTTCGGACATATCATCTAAATCAATCTGAGAAAGAACTTGCTCGTCTGATTCAGCTTCGGACTCTTCGTCTTCAGTACTCTCGTCTGATTCCTCGGTGTCTTCTACTTCTTCAGTAGCAATTTCGTCGGCTACCTCTTCCTCAACTTCAGGAGCTTCTTGCTCCTCTGGTTCAGGGGTTGGCTGCCCTAAGCGTTGGATCGCAAAATCTTCCGCTGTTATATTTGTCTTTTCCGCTGTAGAGTTTTCGGGTTCAGCGTTTCCCGTTGTGACTTCGTTGTTCATATAATTCCACTCTTCAACGCCGAGCGACAGCTATGTTGTGCATTATAGCACACGAAATGCGTGCTATGAAATTATTCGGCAACCGAAGGTTGCCCCCAAGTAGACATTGTCAGGATCTGATCGTAACTAAGGATACGCCCTGATAGCTGCTGGATCTTGTCAGTTGGAGCATCGTGCATCTCTCCGATGCACTCTTCACGTAAGTCATTGATTAATTCAATGAAGCGTTGGAACTGATCGTGCCGCTGCAGGTGCTCTATGTCTTGTTCGATTGTTGGCTTTTCCATATTAGTATTGAGGCATTGCTTGAGTTTGTACTTCCCCCATTTGTGCAGGGGTAGTACCTATACGGCCAATCTCAGCGTTCTGCATTTGTTGCATTTGGAACTGGTATTGACCTGCGTACTTCTGTAAGCGTTCAGCAAAGGCTTCGTCTTCCTGTAGCTTCTGCTGAATGTCAGGCTGCTGTCCGTACTGCTGTAGTACCTGCATTGCAATTTGACCACCGCTTGCACGGGCTGGCATTTCAATGCCTGCATAGATCTTAGTCAGGTCGTCAGTTACATCTTTGACTACCTGCTGCTGGGCATCTTCTACTGGTGATAGCACAGAGTCCGCAAGGATAGGATCAATAGATCCTGCGAGTACAGCAATTAATTTGTCAACGTCAATACGGCCATTGCGGTCCAGTTGGATAAGCTGGGTCATTTGAGCCAGTTTAACTTCCTGTGACTTAGGATCTGTATTCAGTACGTCGTAGTTAATCGTAATATCAAAGTCTGCGTCAGCGTCACCTCGGTCCATAACCTGCGGGTCAGGGATACCAGTTACACGGAAGAAGATCTCGTCAGGTCCAAAACGTTGGAAGCAGCGGTAGGCCATACGCATAACCTCTGCATTGTGCTGCAGGAACTTGTCCACGAGGAACTGCTTGCGAATACTAGAGATCTGTGAGTCCTCGTCTAGTCCTACCAGGCGGTCCGCCTGAGTAGACTGATTGACTTCCATTTCTATTGAACCCTGGTTGAATGCAGGCGTAGGCGCAAAGTCTAGGTCACCCTTGCGGCGATAAGGAATCATACGGCCTGGACCCCAGTCACTAGGTGCCTGTCCTACTGGATGCAGAATAGGGGGTAATGTAGCTAGGCTGTTTCGGTCAATGCGGGAGTCCCGCTCTACCTTTACTTGATTCTGGATACCACGTAGTAAGTCAGGTACAGTAGTCGTATCGTAGAGACGCTTGCTGTCTTCAGACAGCTTAGTGACTACAACTGGATAGTCTTCGTACCCGTTAAGCAGTTCACGCTTTGCAAAGGATGGTGCCTCTCCGTTACCTCCATCGTATTCCTTGTGGAATACTGTGCAGTAAATACCTTCTGCTCCATCTTCAGGGTCGACCAGCCGCTGGTACGCATACACGATTTCTATTAGTTCGTTTGCTTCGTAAGCGTTATCGGTCAAGCTTGTACTGCGGCGGCCTTCCTGTTCTCTTTCAATGCTATCAATGTTTACCCCTCGGTAGTGCTCGATCACGTAGTCAACAAAGTCAGCGTCCCAGCCTGCTGTTGCTACCTTATTCTCAAGCTCTTGAGCTGTATAGTAAGTCTTCCAGAAGCAGTAAGGTGCTCGCTGTGGATCTGTTACATACGGAGGGAAAAAGAAGTCCCCGTCTGGGGCTAGTGTCTTAATTTCTGGTGCATTAACCTGTCGACGAACAACAGGAAGCTCCGCTTCCCCTTTATCCCGAAGTTCTTTAAGTGCTTTCTTCGCTCGCTTTTCAGTTACTCCTTCAAAGATGTTTTGTAAAATAAGTACTAGCTCGTCGTCTTTTTCTCCTGACTGCACAGCACCAAAAATATTTGGGTCTAGTTCCGCAATCTGCTCTAAGGTGAGCTTCTGTAGGAACTGACGGTCCTCTGAGTGCCAGCCTACATAAGTAATAAGAAGGCCTCGCTCTAGCAAATAGTTGGCACCTAGTTCCATTTCACGCTTATATCGTGGAATATATCCGCTAGTAGTCATCCACTTTAAAAAGGATGAAACAATTTCTGCACGGGAAATGTCATTGGATTCCACTGGGTACGCCCGAATGTTTGAACGATTTAGGGAAGACATAAACAAAGAAACTAGCCGTGTAATACGCTCGTCGATCACGTGGCTCTCCGTGTCTGATGCTCCCTCCCACGGGAATGCATCTGCACCGTGCTTGCGGTGATCTCGGCTCTTGCCTGGCCACCAGTTGCGGCGGTCGTCATAACTAGTACGGCACAAATCAAAGTATGCCTCCAGTTCGTTTACTGTTTCATCATATGCGTTGCGTAAAGCAGCGATATCTGGAGATGCGTCAACATATGTTAAAGCCTCGAAAGTAGATTTATTTTGCATTTAGTTTTCTTCTAACAGATTTAGCCATCTCGTGGATGTAACCTTTGTGAACTCCAATTCTATCACATAATTCCTGTGGACGCATTGGTTGGTCTAATTCATGCTTTACGTAGCGATTCAAGTACTCCCAGGCGGCTAGTCGGTCTACCTGCTCTTCGATCCATTCTGGATCTAAGGTAATGTCTTCTTCGGGTAGATTCATTTTACATAGCGATAAGACGTTCCTCGGTCATCTGTGATGGCCTCTACGTTTACGTTTTTACCTTCTGTCAGGAAGTGCTCTAGCTTACGAGGAATGACCGCTGGTACCTTCTTCTTGATCTCCCTGATGTACACGTAGATGTAACTTCGGTTGGGTGCCTTGGAGTGCACTACTCCTCGGTAACGCTTAGGCGTAAGCTCGGGAATGTCTACGGCTTTCTCTAGTAACTCCTGGCCTTCTTCGTTAATCCATCTGGCGTAGCCAGTACCAGTGACGGTATGCTCTGGTAGTTTGCTTTCTATTAATTCAATAAGGTAGTCCAGCTCTACGCTGTGCTCCTTTGCAATTGTCTGTACTCGTTTCTTGGGCATATTAATATCCTCCTTGATTTGTTCTTGTTGTTTGCATCGAGGCATTAGACATAAAGTCTGGGCCTTCTCCGCTGTTTGACATTCGCAAATATCGGATAACGTCAAAGAAATCCTTTAGTGGCTCGTCGGCCTTGCCTTGCGAGTTGTAGTTAATAAGGCTGTCGATGAGGTTTCCGCATTCCTTATGGATGTAGCACAGGGGCCTGTTAGCTTCGTCGACCCCTACATTTGGGTTATAGTTAAACCAATCATCTAGGGCAGTAATGCCCTGGTCTTCCATCGCTCCATTGGACGGAACAAAGCTTAGGCCGAAGTCATAAAAAGAAGTAAACAGGTCGTCATTGTTTTCGTTTTCCTTGGCAAAGAAACGGGAGTCACCTATGCGCTCGGTTACTTCTATGCCAAGGTCCTCTTCTATTTCATTAAACAGCTCGCAGTATCCTTCTACGTTTAGTCCTACTTTCTTAGATGCAGGGCCGTACCTCCACTTAGGATCTCCAAAGATCGCCCATTCCCCGAAGGTATCACGGTCGGGCCACTCCTTGCGGATGTATACTTCGCCGTGCTCGTTAACACCAGCCCAGATGCAGGTGTAGTTCCTTGCGCCAGCAGGGTCAACTACCTGATAACAGGTGAACTGCGACTTATCTGAAATGTCAGGGAACTGCATCCCGTACTTATTTGGTTCGCCAGATAGTACGTTTACTTCAGTATTGAAGTAAGGAAGCAAAGCATTTGCTGATTTAACTGGTACGCCGTAGGCACGGACCATAATCTCTGACTCAGGCCTTCCAGCCAGGTCCTTAGCGATTCGCTCATAACCACCAAAAGGGTTCTCGTCCGAGTGCAGGTATATTACAGATGCATCACGGCTAGGGCTGTACTGCTCGATTGGTACTGCTTTGTTGTCCAGTAAAGCCGCAGGCTTAGTCCTTAGGGTTTCTGCGTTCTTCAGGTAGTCCGATATGAAAGGTGTATAGCCGTCAATCGGAGTAAACCCAATCAGCATCTTAGAGTCCCTGGTAGCTAGGCGGAACCGTAATGTATTGACCAAGGCTGCATCGCCGAGGTACTCGTCGAGCCAGGCACCTATGTTCAAGCCCTTAGGTTGTCTAAACCCGAACTCAAAACCCTCGAGGATCGTCTGGTTATTGCTGTACTGAGTATATGTCTTAAAGTCTACTCGGGTCCTGGTATCAGGGAAAATGAAAGAAGAGGCTGTGAAGCCGTTCTGCATAGAGTAGTTAATATACCCGTCTACGCTCTTGGTCTTGCGCTTGAACTCCTTGGGCATCATCTCCCAGATTGCAGCCTGCTGCACCTTGATAGAGGTGTCGGCATTCTGAGAGAAGCATACGATATGCCCGTCCATACTTTCCGTGACGGCCTCCATCAGCATCTTGGCGCATCCAGTAGTCTTGCCGCTTCGATTACCTCCCAGTGCCAGGACTTCATTGTTTGTACGTAACCCTGTACGTATGCGGTCCCATCCT